TAAATAAAATATAAATAAAATATAAATAAAATATAAATAAAATATAAATAAAATATAAATAAAATATAAATAAAATATAAATAAAATATAAATAAAATATAAATAAAATATAAATAAAATATATAATTTTTTGTTAAAAATCCTAGTATTCAAGTAAATGAACATTCATAATTTTTCTTGGTTTATATTTTAATATATCTAATTCTTTTTTTGTTGTAGGAAATTCATTCTCACCATAAATATCTTGCAGCATTAGCCATTCAAATAAACCTCCTGTATAAATATATATATTATTAAAGCCTAATGATGACAACTGATTATATTTTTTATATATTTTTTCATCATTACAATTTCTTCCATAAATTATGATTCTTACATTTTTATTTCCAGTTTGTATAAATTTATTTATTAATGATTCTTCATTTTTTATATTTGTTGTATGTGGTATTAAACAATCTTGATCTATTTCGGATAATGTATTTATTAATATATTAACTTCAGAATTATTTAAAACATATTGTAAATCTTCAAAATTTATTTTATTTATTGATTGTGTATTTCCCATATTTTTAATTACAAAATAGTTTTAAATAATTAACTTTAAAATAATTTAATTATAGAATTATTTAGTAAGTATTTTATCATTTCCTAATGAACTTGTGAAAACGATGGGTTTTTGTTGTTTTACTTTTTTTACCCTTTCTTTTTGTACTGGTTCTTTTTTTACTAAACCCACCACTAACATTTACTTTATTTACTTCTTTAGATTCGTCGTAATCTTGGTTTAATATTTCTTTTTCTTCTTCATATAAATTTTCTGCAGGAAATTTTCCTGTTTTAATATTTTCTCTTGTAATTCCTTCTAATGTTCCAATCTTTCCTTTATTTAAAAGTAGTTGCATTTTTTCTAAAATCTCATAAAACTCACTACTTTTATTTATAGAATTGTTTATAGATATTATAGCATTATTTAAATCATTATTTAATCCGTTAAGTTCATTTACTTTACTTTCTATTGCGTTCGAAAGTTTATCATACATTTGTCTTGACTTGGCTGGTGTTAATACTTTAGCACTATCATATAAGTTGTTCAATGTTTGTAATGATGTATCTAATGACTTTTCCAATTTTATTGATTGTGCTAAAATTTGACTAGGTATATTAATATTATTAGACATACTATATATTAATATATAAAAATACAAATATATAAAAATACAAATAAATAAAAATACCTACAAATAATCGGTGTTGAGAAACGCAGTTCCTTGTAATTTTTACACCTTTTCTAATATAAAATGGGGATTTTAAATGAAAAAAGGTGTAAAAAATAAAACAATATGCAAACAAACAATACAAAATATAATGCCTACATTTTATAATATATTTTTATTTGTATATAATATTATGGGAAGTACAACAAAAGCTGGAATAAAGTGGTCTATGAAATATAAAAAAAGTATTAATTGTAATCGTCCAAAAGGGTTTTCACAAAAACAATATTGTAAATATGGAAGAACTAAGAAAAGAAGAATGAGAAATAAAAATTTTAAATGATTTTTATATAGTAATATTTATCTATATAAAAATGATGTGTTAATTGTCTATTGGCTAATAAATGTAGTTTGTTTTACGTAATATTTATCAATAAGATCATTAATAGGTTTTTTAAAGTAATAAGTAGAAAGATTTTCTCTTTGTAAATCAATAAGACGTTTATATTCGGATTCATTATTCTCAAAATAATGTATTTTATTAATAATATCTTGTACTGATTCTACGTGACATTCATCTGGAATTAAGTTTCTAAACATAATTAAATTTTTGTTAATTAAAACTAATGTTCCTGCAGAAATAACTTCAAGTATTCCATTGCCTCGTATAACTCTTCCAAATAGTTTAACAAAATATTTTGATTGACAAATCCTTTTAATATTTTCAACAATATTTTGCGAATGTAAAATAATAGGCATATTACATTCTCTTTCTATTTGTAAAAATTCAGGATGCGGGTTTAGAACAGGACGATCTCTAGTGTTATTAATTTCCTGAAAAACCCCATTTTTTAAAATGTTAACATTACTAACTTTATTAACCAAATTTTCTATTGTATAAGGTCCCACAAACGAATAAGGAAAACCAATAGAAAACCAAGGTAAATTAGGTTTGCATACATCTTGGTTTAAAATACAATCATATTTGCTAATAATTTGATTTACATATATATCATCATTTTCTCCAACAAAATAACACCATAGTATAGATTCGTATTTTTCAATAACTCTTTCAGGAATACACGTATTTATACAAATAACTATGTTATATTTACTCCATTCAATATCATCTACATTGTGTGAAATAGAATCAATAGTAATGCCTCCATTATATGTTTCATCTAAGAAAGGTGATGTAGGAAACCTTAAATTTGTTGAAAACTGAACAGTATGATAATATTCTAATGCTAATACATTTTTATTAATATTACAAGGGTAGTCATTAGTGTCTTTAACAATTATAAAATCAGCTGAAAAATGTTCTGCAAGTCCTATAGGAGGACACCTCATAATAGTTGATTTAAAAATATCAATATAATTATTTGTAATGTCTGTAACCCAAAGGTCTTGGTAAACAGATGATTTTACGAATGCAATACGTATATTTTCCATTGAATAAATTAGTCCTTTCTTTTTATATATTTTTATATTTTATATACAAAATTAAATTATTTAGTGAAACTGCACAACAATTTCAACTTCTTCTTTTTTTATACTTTTTGTAGCAGAAATAGACAATTCCTCTCTTTTTTTTCGTGTTTTTGAATTATCAACAACAGATTCTTTTCTTTTTGAAGTACTATTTCTACTATTCATATCCTTTTCAATAATTTCATAATTTTCTTCAATATAATCAATCACCTTGTTTTCTAGAGCCCATTTAAAAAAATTCAATTGACCTATAGTAGTTTCAATAAAAGTACCATTTTTGTAAGGTATACTTATCCTATCCCATCTACAAAATGGATCAAATCTTTTTTTACTGTAAGCTTTTAATTTTAATTTGTAGTCAAAATACACCTTAAATCTTTTTGAATCATCAATAGTATACAATGTATAATACTTTTTAGCATAATTCGTAGCAAACCAATCTACAATTCTTAATGATATTTTACATTCACCTGTTATAATTTTAAGCATTTTAGTTAAATTATTTTCATTTTTATAAAAGGTCATTAAGTTATTTAACAATAATTCGTTTTGAGTTGTATAGTTATTTGATGTGCTCATTATATTATTTTTTTAATAACTTATTTAAGTTGTTTATACTAAAAATTATATTTTAAAAATATTATAAATATATAATATATTATGCAGAATTTTTTGTCTAATTTTTTGAATAATTATTTTGGTGCTTTAAGTAAAGACTATTGTGTCTATTTTTATGCTTTGTCAATTTTATTTTTTATACTTTTTATAATATCTAGTGTTTCAATTGGTCTATCTCTTATTAAAAAACCTAGTGAAGTATTAGATTTAAAATTCTTAATAAAATCTACAGTTGTATTATCATACACATTTATACCTTATCTAGTGAATCGTTTATTACATACAATGTGTGTAAACAGTGTTTTTTAATTAGGATCATTTCTATTTTTAATACGGTCTTCACTTGTATTTACTGGTTTTAAAAATGTGTCTCTAACTGTCATATCATCAACATAATTGTTCTCACACAAAAATGGGTTAAAACCTTTTTGCTGTATCAATTCACGATCTGCTATTTTAAAATCTAAGTCTTCTCTCTTATTTGAAACTTTAAAACCAGAATTTGCTATACTTTGATTTAAAATATCCCACGTATTTTCATCGTGAAACAAAGAAGATGAATATGCTGATATTTCTTGTTCTTTAGTAAATTGTGCTGTTATAATTTCTTCTTCATTTGAAATATTATTATTTTTTAATGGTCTTCTAGATCTTTCATAAGGTTCACCTTTTGTCCATTTCCATTCCATATTATATTTAATTAGATGAATAAATATAATATTAATAAACTAATAAATCATAATAAAATATATTTTAAGTATCTTGTTTTAAAATATTCAATTGTTTAGTAAATAAGAATTTATCATCAGATCTTTTTCTTCTTTTTAAATTACAATCTAAACAAGCTAAATAGTAATTATCTTTATTATGTCCTTTATCATTATCTATTCTATCAATAGACCATTGTTTCATTTCTCTTGAGATATCATACAAAACTGACATATTATCTTTGCAATAATAACAGCTTAATTTACAATCTATCATACTGTCAATAATTTCTTCAATATTTACAAATGATTTTTCTATAAAACATTTTTTCAATATATCTTGTTGTTTGTAACCATACAGTTTTTTATTAATTTGTTGAAGAGCTATTTTACTAACATCATCTGTAAAATTATAATTATTTAATTTAATTTCATTAATTACCTGTAATTGAGATGGGTGAGTAAAGTATTCATCAGAGAAATTCCAATTCATACTATCAACCCTTTTCTTAATTTCTTTATTTTCTTTAATTAATTTTTTAATTTGATATCTATTATTGACTCCCGTAATATTTATATTTTTTGAATGATTATTATTTTCTTCCATATAATTATTATAACTATTAATTTCTAAATAATATAAATAAAAAATAATATAATATGTTTAAAACTGAATTAAACTTAACATTATATAATTATATATATAATGGAAGAACTTGATATATACAGTAGTACTATTGAAGAAAATAGTATACAAAATAAAATTGAAGAAAACGATGTTTATAATAAAATTGAAGAATGTCAGGAACTTAAAAATATTAAATATAAAACTATGTTATTAAATGGTAACCCTATTCAAGAGACAAAATCTTCTAATGATTTGTCAAATTTAGAAAAATTTTTAGAGAACGAAAAAAATAATAATCAAAATGAACCTTGGTGTAAATTAAATAAAACAATTAAAACAAGAAAACTTATTGATTTTGTTGAAGTTTATAAAAATGATAAAAAACTGGATAAAGAAGAATCTGAATTGTTATTAATATTTTTAAAAGATAGTTTAGATAGAAAAAAACTTCAAAGAGTAAAAGATGTCATATATGATAAAATTATCGGTACCATAAAAGAAATACCAGCATTACATTATATAAAAAATAGTAAACGTTTTACATTAAAAAATATAGACAAAAGAATATCTACTGTCAAATCATTATCTGTAAAAAAAAGTAATGGAACAATAAAAAATACTCTTACAAATATAGTTAAACAAGAAAATGATTCTTCCTGTTCTGATAATGAAATTTAAAGTGATATAAAAACAATTAACGACTATATATAGATATTATGAATGAAAAATATATATATATAAATGAATTAAGTATACTAGAGAATATCATTGATGATATTATTTTTTATGATGAGCCAACTATTTTTGATGATCATTACGCATTAGATTTAATAGAAACTGCGTTATATCTAATGGATGAATTTATAAGAGAAAATCCAACAATCATTTCCGAAGAAGATTTTGAAGAAATATTGTTAGATGAAATAAAAGAAGTATTTTATTTTCAATTTGAAGAAGACATATTAATTAGCGATTATATTGAAGATGATTTAAACGATCTTTTAGAAGAAGCATTTAATATTTATATTTTAATGTTTTATACTGAAAGATATACAAAAACAACTAATTATAACTTTACAGGAAATAATTTAACATATAATGAGAATAATACAGATACTGATAATATTATGAATACTGAAAAAAATAGTGTATTAGAATTACAAATTCAAAAACTGAGAGAATTCCCTCAACCAACACAAAGAACGATTGAATGGTATCAGTTTAGACATAATTTAATTACTGCAAGCAACGCATACAAAGCTTTTGAATCACAATCTACGACTAATCAACTTATTTACGAAAAATGTCATCCATTAAAAATAAATATAGATGAAACCGATGTTAAACTTGTAAATGTGAATACATCACTACATTGGGGTCAAAAATATGAACCGTTATCTGTTATATTATACGAAGATAAATATAAAACTAAAATAGAAGACTTTGGATGTATTCAACACGAAACGTATAAGTTTATCGGTGCATCTCCAGATGGTATTAATGTTGATAAAAAATCACAACTTTATGGACGTATGTTAGAAATAAAAAACGTAGTTAGTCGTGAGATTACAGGTATTCCAAAAAAAGAATACTGGATTCAAATGCAATTGCAAATGGAAGTATGTAATCTAGATGAATGTGATTTTTTAGAAACAAAATTTATTGAGTATCCTGACCGTGATAGTTATATGAAAGATATAAAATATAGTTCAGACAGTAAAACAGTTGTTGACACTTCAATTTCTTGTGATGACAAATGTAAAGGAGTTATTATTTATTTTCATACAAAAGAAGGAAAACCTTTTTATTTATATAAACCTCTAAATTTAATATATGAAAATGAGATTCTTCAATGGGAAGAAGATATGATTTCTCTTTATCAATCAGAAAAATATAATTACACATATATGAAATTTATTTATTGGAAGTTAGAAAAATTTAGTTGCGTTCTTGTATTAAGAAATCGTGAATGGTTCAACAATAATATTTCCCAATTAGAAAGAGTGTGGAAAATTATTGAAACTGAAAGAGTCACTGGGTTTGAACATAGAGCACCAGTAAAAAAAACAAAAAAAGATTATAACAATCAACCAGTAAATTTAATCAGCGATGCTTCCCAAGGTTGCTTGCTTAAATTTAATAAAATTATAAAAATAGATACTACAGAAATAAATGACTAATACAAAATATTAGGAATATTTGTTCTAAATGGTAATAAGTTTACTAATGTAGAAAAATAACCAACCCTTGTTCCAGAATTAGGGTCAATTGGAGGTAATGGTTTTACATAGTTTGATTTATTGTGAATTTCTTTATATAACGCTCCACACATACTTGCAGGCATACAAGTACCTTCATCTGGATTATTTGGATATCTAATATTATTTGTTATTTGCGAATAGGAACCAACCTTAAATATAGGATAATGCCACCAAATTTTATTGGATGTATCATTTGAAATACCGTTTATGTGTGTAATAGGAAAAGTATCTTGAACTAATACATCTGACTCAGCATTTGGTAAGTTTCCAATAGCGCCTGCTAAAGTATAATTTGAATATCCTTCCATAAGTTTCATTGATTTAGATATTTTAAAAAAAATGGGTAATCCTATAGCTAATATTAAAATTAATATCAAGAATATTATTTCGTTCATATATATAATTTATATATAAATTATATATTTCATATAATAATTAAAAATTTATAATAATATCATTTAAAGTATTATAATTTATACTATTAAATTCATCTAATTTTGTTTTTTTTTCTTTTAAGAAAATAGAATCATAAAAATAATCATATTTATTCAATACATCTTTCACCGTATTTAATATATTATCATAACTTGACCAAATTATATAATCGTTATAGGGTATTAAATTACTTAATGGAGAGTTCTCACAAATAACAATAACACCACACTGCAACGCAGGTAACACTCTTAACTCTTCAAATGTGTCGTGATGATCTGTTTGATGTATATTTATTAAAATTTTGGTGTTTTTATATAAATTTTGTAAATCATCTTTTTGAAAACAATTGTTTACATTAATATGTGGTATATTTTGACTATTTATATTTTGTAAAAGGGTTTGTCTCCTTGGTTGGAATGTATTTATAAATGTAGTCAATGTTGTTATATTTCTATTTTCTTTTATAAAATACGATTCATATATTGATGAATAAATGTGTATGTGTTTTTTTGAAAATTCTTTAAATAAATTACTAGTATAAACATTATAAATATTCGGAATACTGTAATCAATAATTATGTTAAATTTATTTATTTCTTCATAATTACATATTCTTACTAAATAATACTGATTGTTATCATCAAGAATATTTCCAATTGGGAACCCATCGGCACCTATACCACCTTGTTTAACTAGAGTATGTTCATAATTTACGTGTATTTGTAATGTTTTATTATTATTGTTGAATTGATACTTATTATCTAAGAATGTAATATTAATACTAATTTCGGGATTATTAATCAATACTTGCTTTATTAAATAAACTATATTTTGGCAATAATCATTAATTATTCCAAAATCATTTTGATAGTATAAATATGACGAATTTATATTATAAAGCATTCGTTAATTATTAAAGTAATAAAATATCTATTTAAATATATAATATTTAAATGAATAATTATATATATATTCATATATGTTGTATTAATAATTATAAAGAAATATTTGAGGATTTAATTAAGGTAATAAAAGACAGCAAATTATATGATATTGTTACAGAAATACGATGCTGTGTTTTAGGAGAGTGTGATAATTCAATATTTAACGACAAAATAATATTAAGAATGAGTTCAAATGATTTATCTTTATATGAAATATTTACTATTAACATAATACAAGAAGATTCAAAAAATGAAGATTTTAATGTTTTATATTTACATACAAAAGGAGTAACTAAACCTAATAATATGTTTATAAAAAGTTGGGTTGATTATATGTGTTATTTCAATATTTATAACTATATAAAATGCTTAGAATTATTAGAATATAATGATACTGTTGGCGTAAATTTACAAGACTTTATAAGGTTTCATTACGGTGGAAATTTTTGGTGGTCTAAATCAAGTTATATTAATAAACTTAATAAATGTATTAATTATTGCTATAATGCTCCTGAGTTTTGGTTAACTGAAAATAAAAATGGTAAATATGTTAGTTTATGGAATTCTAATTGTCTTCATTATGAAGAAAACTACCCAAAAGAATTATATGAAAGTAAACTTATTACTCCGTGCATTTATGATTTTACTAATTAAAAAATAATATATTCTATTTGTATATTTTATCTTAAAAAAATCAGTTTAAAAATACCTATATAAAATAAATAATATGGAAGAATCTATAGATATGAGAGTTAAGAAACGAAATGGACAATTACAAGAAGTTGCGTTTGATAAAATTTTAACTAGAATAAAAAAACTGTGTCAAGAGGCAGACATTCAAATTAATTATTCTTCATTAGCTATTAAAGTTATTGACCAATTATATGATAAAATTGAAACTTCTAAAATAGATGAATTAGCTGCGGAACAATGTGCTTCACTTTCTACACAACACCCGGACTATGGAACATTGTCAGCACGAATTGTTATTTCAAACCATCAAAAAAATACAGACTCTAATTTTTTTAATGTAATGAAAAAATTATATGAATTTGAAAATTCACACGGAATAAATAAACCTTTGATATCAGAAAAACTATGGGATTTCACAAAATACTATTCTACTGAAATAAACCAAATGATTGTACACGAAAGAGATTATTTAATTGATTATTTTGGTTTTAAGACTTTAGAACGAGCATATTTATTTAAAATTGGAAATACTACGGTAGAGAGAATTCAACATATGTGGATGCGTGTATCTATTGGAATTCACGGTGATTTAAACAACACAAATCCGAAAGAATCTTTAAGACTTGTTAAAGAAACATATGATTTAATGTCGTCAAAATATTTTACTGACGCAACTCCTACGTTATTTAATGCAGGTACTCCTAACCCACAATTATCTAGTTGTTATTTAATTGCTATGGAAGATGATAGTATAGATGGTATTTATAATACATTGAAGGATTGTGCCCAAATTTCAAAATATTCTGGGGGGATTGGATTGCATATTCATAACATAAGAGCAAAAGGTAGTCATATACAAGGAACTAATGGGAAAACAGATGGACTAGTACCAATGTTAAAGGTATTTAACAGTACTGCGAGATATGTAAATCAATCTGGAAAACGAAACGGATCATTTGCTATTTATTTGGAACCGTGGCATCCAGATTTAGAAGAGTTTTTAGAATTAAGAAAAAACCATGGAGATGAAGAATTAAAAGCCCGTGATTTATTTTATGCTCTTTGGGTAAATGATTTATTTATGGAACGTGTCAAAAATAATTTAAAATGGAGTATGTTCTGTCCGAATGAGTGTCCTGGATTATCTGATAAATATGGTGAAGATTTTGTAAAATTATATGAAGATTATGAGTCCAACGGTAAAGCCAGAAAAACGGTAAATGCTCGTGATTTATGGTTTAAAATATTAGATGCACAAATGGAAACCGGAACCCCCTATATTTTATATAAAGATTCTGCAAATAAAAAATCTAATCAACAAAATTTAGGTACTATAAAATCATCAAACTTATGCACTGAAATTATTGAATACTCAGATGATAAAGAAACTGCTGTTTGCAACCTAGCATCTATTGCACTTCCTACATTTGTAAATGAAACTACCGGCGAATTTGATTATGAGAAACTTCACCAAGTTACAAAAGTGGTTACAAATAATTTAAATAAAGTAATAGATATTAATTTTTATCCAACTGAAAAAACCCGCCGCAGTAATTTACTTCACAGACCTATTGGCATAGGGGTTCAAGGGTTAGCAGATACATTTGTTTTAATGAATATAGCATTTCATAGTGATCAGGCAAAAGAAGTAAATAAAAATATATTTGAAACTATTTATCACGCATCATTAAAGAAAAGCAATGAAATATCTATTGAAAGAAAGACATATTTTGAGAAAACAAATGATTCTAATATATTATCTAAAGAGGAACAAGATAAATTAAAAAAAGAACACATAGGTTCTTATTCTTCATTTGAGGGATCACCTTCATCTAAAGGGATATTACAGTTTGATATGTGGGATGTCACACCCAGTAATCGTTATGATTGGAATGGTCTAAAACAATCAATAGTAACTTATGGGTTGCGTAATTCACTATTGGTTGCGCCAATGCCTACAGCTTCTACATCTCAAATATTGGGGTTTAACGAATGTTTTGAGCCGTTTACGAGTAATTTATATAGCCGTAGAACATTAGCTGGTGAATTCGTTGTAGTAAATAAGTATTTAATGAAAGAATTAATACAATTAGGAATTTGGAATGATAAAATTAAAAATAATATTATTGCAAATAAGGGTAGTGTTCAACAACTTACTATGTTACCAGAAGAAATGCGAAATAAATACAAAATTGTATGGGAAATGCCTATGAAACATCTTATTGATATGTCAGCTGATAGAGGTGCTTTTATTTGTCAAAGTCAAAGTTTAAATCTATGGGTAGAAGATCCTACTTATAATACCCTAACATCAATGCATTTTTATTCTTGGAAAAAAGGCTTGAAAACAGGTATTTATTATTTAAGAAGAAAAGCAAAACATCAAGCGCAACAATTTACTATTGAGCCAGAAACAAAAGAAAATATAGAACAACCTGATTATATTTGTGAATCGTGTTCTGCATAAATATGTAATACATTGTTTGATTAAATTTCAAGGTGTTGTCGTGGTAATTGTATTGTGTTGTTATAAAGGTAATTATCAACAGATGTTAAATAATTATGCTTTAAAACCTCATTTTTTTCTTTATTTAAACAAATTTCACTACACCAAAGGCAATTTACACGATATGTTTTATAAATAAAATAATCAACTGACCAAAAACAACCTTTTGAAATACTTGAATTACAAATTAAACAATTTTTATAAATAATCCTAAAATATTCATCTTGTAATTGCTTTATTTGTTTTCTATGTTCAACGTTATATTCGTAAATCAAATCTTGAATAACTTGAGGTAATGATAAGATTCTCTTTTGTAATAAATTTACATCCATTTTTCATTGTCATTATAAATAATAAATTGTAATTATTTATAATCAATTTTTTTATAAGTATTTTTATAAGTATTTTTATAATTATTTTATATAACGTAGCGAGTTAATTCAATTTTATCATTTCTGCAACAAGGACATACAATATCCGTACAATTATCAAAGGTGTAATCAATTAGCTGTGAAAAACAACATTTACCAAATGTATGACCACAATTTGTAGTAACTAATTGTTTTATATTATGTTGTTCATAACATATAGAACACGTTTCTCTTTCTAATTGTCTTTTTTGTAATTTTGTAATTTTTGTTAATTTACTATTTTGTTTAGTAATCTTAAATATACTTTCCATTTTATCCCATAATTTTTGCATATTTTTATCAATATCATTTGCTCTTATTTCTAATTCGGCTATTTCAATTTCATATTTATCACATAATCTTAAATAATTTGATGGGAATGAATCCTTACAAAAGCCTTGTTTATCAAATTTTTTCATATGTGATTTTATATTTTGTAATTTATAAATTGTATTACTACATTCTTTATATCTAGATAATAAACTATTCCACGACTTATTATACTTATCATAAGTATCTCCTAATGATTTCAATGAAAACATTTTATAAAAAAATAATTTGAATAAGTTTTTATAAATAATTCAAAACTTATTTATTTCATTTTTTTTATATAATCATATGAAAAGTGATACCTATTAAATGTTATATTATATTACTATAATAAATTTTTGAATTGTTTTTTAATTTCTTTAGAAACATCTATAACATCAATGTTAAATTTAATTTTCATATAGCATCTTAATGTAACAAGAATATCATTTAAAGAATTATGAAGATTTTTTGGTGTTTGTTGAAATAGTTTTTCGTGCAATTCAACTAATTTTGGAAATTTTGCATAAGGTTTTCCTTTTTTATCCAATACTTGGATATTACATAATTCAATTGTTTCCTGCATAGTACAGAATATTTTTGTATTTGTTGTTATTGCAAATAAATATTCCTTATAAACAGTCTTTACTTCGTTAGCGTAATTACAATTATTAATAATGCGCAACAATTCAACCCGAATCATATTTATATCAAATTCTACATTATGACCTACAATTTGATCTACCTTTGAAATATCGTGGAAGAATTGTTCAAATACATCATCTATATCAGCGCCATTTCTAGTCATTTCATTTGTGATACCGTGTATATTTGTAGATTCTTCACTAATAATAATATCTTCAGACAATCTCACAATAAAATCGCATATTTTTTCATTTTTTGAAGAATCTGTATCATAAATTAAATAACTAAACTGGACTAGATTCGGCCACAAATGCAGTGTATCTGGACTTATAACTCTTGTTTTAGGTAATCCAGTTGTCTCTGTATCAAATATTAAAACCTTCATTTATATTAATCAATTATAGCTTAAAATTTTAAATGGTTGTTTAAAAGTATTTATAATTTATAAAATATTATAATCTATATCAATTTTATTTTTTATTTTTATGTAAAACTTTTACAAATACCAAAGCTTCTTCTATGCCATATAGTTATTCCGTGCTCTTTTATTCCATCTAAATGTCTTTTTGCACCATAACCTTTATTAGAATCTATACCATAATGTTGTATTAAATTAGGGTTTGCATTGCATAATTCCTCTATATATCTATCACGTTCTACTTTAGCTAACACAGAAGCTGCAGCTATTGCAGTATACTTATTATCACCTCCTTCAACTGTTACGTGGGGAAAAGTATCTATTCTATTTGTAGTTTTATTTAAGTATGTGATTGGGTTGAAATAGTTACCATCTATTAAAAGGAAATATGAATAATCTTTTCTCTCTTCTTTACCTTTTTCTTTTAATTTTTTATTAAATTGTTTTCTAACTTCCAAAATAGAGTTATGCATACAAAGCTGTGTAGCTTGTAATATATTTATTTCATCAACCTTTTTTTCATCTTCAAAACTTACATACCAAGCTAATGCATTTTGTTTTATATAATCTGCAACCTCTTCAATCTTCTTTTTTGAATGAAATTTTTTACTATCTTTCACTCTTGAATGATCAAAACTATCATCTTTAGGTAAAATTACAGCAGCAGTATAAACTCTACCAAATAAGGGGCCTCTTCCTACCTCATCTACACCAATTTCATATATAGAACTATCTTCATTATAATATTTCTTTAATATAGGTTGTTGAATTCTAGATTTGGTTGCTTTCATTTTTTTTGGTAAAACAACAATTTCTTCATTTTCGTCAGAATCATCCACAATTACTGCATTCTCGTAGTCAGTTTTCATCGTATTAATAGTAATTATTAATATTTATATTTGTTTAATTGAATTCAATTTAATTCTAAACTTTTTTCACTATATAAATTATACAATGAATACTGAAGCATTATTTCTTTTCCTGATTTTATTATTAGGTCTATTACTATGTTCTTTTTTAGGAGGAAAATGTAGCAAAGAAGGATTTGATAGTAGTTCAAGCGGTACAATATATTATGGACCTAATGGAGACACTGCTACTATTGTTACAAATAACGATGGATCACAAAGTATACAATTAACACAAACGAGTGGCTCGTCAAATGTTGTATTTACACAATCTCCATCAAATCCGAATACATTTACAAACCCTTTTGGGTTTAGCGCATCAATTGTAACCGCATCTAATGGTCAAGGATCAATTATCTTTACGCTTCCAAATGGAACTACACAAACATTTACATCATCACAAACTAGCTCATCTACTAATACAACTCAACCAGCAGTAAATAATGTAGCTAATTCTGGTGTAAATTCTTCTTCATTTAGTTATGACAATTATAACCATTATAATGGGTCATCTTCTGCAGTAACAAATGGTACAACATATTATGGACCTAATGGTGCTACTGCTAATATAATTACAAATAGCGATGGATCTCAAAGTATACAATTAACCCAAACAAGTGGTTCTCAAAATGTTGTATTTACACAATCACCTTCTTCTCCAACTACATTTACAAATCCTTTTGGGTTTAGCGCTGCAATTGTAACTGGATCTAATGGTCAAACTACTATAGTATTTACATTACCCAATGGTACAACTCAAACTTTTACACAATCGCAATCTAGTTCAAATGGTAGTTCAAATACAATATCATCTACCCAATATTATGGAAGTACAGGAACACCAATTCAAGAATCACAATATAGCTTAGCCTATCAAGGAAATGCTAGCGCAGGAGCAGTTACAGGACCGTATGGTAATACTGCTTATTACGCTCAAGGTCCTAATGGTAATACTATTGCAGGTACAACAGGCCAGCCTGTTTATCCTCAAATAAATCCATATTATGGTCCTTATGGAGGAAGTGCTAGTGCTGGTGCAGCTACAGGACCGTATGGAAATACTGCTTATTATGCTCAAGGACCTTATGGTAATACTGTTGCAGGCGTTAGTAACAATGGTGTCACCCCTTCAGATTATTATAGTTCAATGCCTCCTGGTATTCCAGCCAGTCAAATACCTTCTGGACAAGAAGATTTGTATATTCTCAAGTCAGAAATTGTACCTCCAGTTTGCCCTGCTTGCCCAACATCATCTGCTTGCCCTAGACAAGAAAAATGTCCTCCTTGCCCTGCCTGTGCAAGATGTCCAGAGCCTTCATTTGAATGCAAAAAGGTGCCCAATTATAATTCTATAAACGAAGATTATTTACCTCAACCAATAGTGAATGACTTTTCAACATTTGGTATGTAAATATATTATTATAAATTAAACTTAAAGAAACAACCCATTTATTTTTTCCCAAAAGTATTTTCAGAAATAAAAAATGGACATTTTTGGAATGTCCAATTTTCAAAAAAGCCGATTCAATCCTTGAAAAACTTAGTTTTACTGCATAATTGAAAATTAGCGTAAGGCAGAAAAAAATTTAATTTTAAATTTGTTACTGTAAAATTAAATTTTTTCAATAAAAAAGAATTTAGACGATTTTTATGTTGCTTATTATTAGCGACAATGTCAACCGAAAAATCGCAAAAAATCGCAAAAAAATATATTTGTAATATTTGTAACTATTCATCGTGTAATAAATATGATTATGAAAAACATAATTTAACCTATAAACACTTGCGCAACAAAACGGCAACAATCGGCAACACTTTAGCAACCGAAAAATCGCAATGTATGTCACATTATATGTGCGATGAATGTAATAAAGTATACCAAAATAGATCTGGATTATGGAGACATAAAAAAAATTGTATTATTAGTAAAAATAATGATAATGACAAAATAGTAAATATAAATAATAATGTATGTGATAAAGACCTTATAATGTTACTTATTAAAGAGAATTCTGAACTTAAAACTATGATGATGGAAGTTATTAAAAATGGAACAAATAATAATATTAATACAAATAGTCATAATAAAACATTTAATTTAAATGTATTTTTAAATGAAACTTGTAAAAATGCAATGAATATTACCGAGTTTGCAGATTCTGTGAAACTGCAATTATCCGATTTAGAAAATATGGGCAATGTTGGATTTGTAAATGGTATTTCAGATATAATAATTAAAAACTTAAAACAACTTGATGTAACGGAAAGACCCGTTCATTGTACAGATGTTAAAAGAGATGTAGTGTATGTAAAAGATGAGAATAAGTGGGAAAAAGAAAATGAAGGAAATGATAAATTAAGAAAAATGGTTAAAACAGTTGCTCATAAAAATACAAAAATGTTAAGGAATTTTAAGGAAAAATACCCGGATTGTGGAAAAAGCGAATCTAAACAGTCTGAACAATATAACAAATTAGTTGTTGAAGCAATGGGAGGAAAAGGTGATAATGATTTAGAAAAAGAAGATAAAATAATAAAGAAAATAACTAGAGAAGTTGTTATTGATAAAACGACCAACTAAATGCAATATTTTATATTCTTTTTTTAATACATTTCTTATCCATTTTGAATGTAGCAATTTTGTCCTCTTGAGGAACAATATTAATTACACATTTTGATTTTTTACCATATAGTGGCTCAGTACAACCCTTCTCCTTTTTCCTTCTGGTTTGAGTTTTTTTAAATTTAAAAATAGTTGGTTTTTCTTCTGTACAACGTGAACGAAAATGCTCATATCTTTCTCTCACATCACAATAAGTTAAATTTGATTTTTTCTGCAACATTTTATTAACTGTTTCGTGAAGTTCGTATATATATCTTGAAAACGTTTCACGGTTATTCATATGACACATTAATAATGGCTTCTTTTTAAGATTATTTGATAAATTCATTCTGCAATACTTACAAGGTAATGTATATTGAAGATTTATTATTAAATCTCTATAATGTATTTTATCTTCTTCGGTTGGATCAACTGGATAGTTGAAACTTATTGTATGAAGAAATGTCCAAGCTAATGGCCCCCATATTTTTGTCATCATACCATCACCTGAATAAAAATCTTTTTTTGTAAATACACGGTTCTTTTTTGTTTTGTTATGTGTATTTCTATTTTTACGCGTATGTGTCATTATATATTATCAAGATAAAAATAATGCTTAAAATTTGTAAATAAAAATATATACAAATTTTATATGGATACTACAGTCTCTAATTTAAGTGTTTTTACAAATTCAACAAAAAAAATATGCACGTGTTCTTTTATTTCTATTTTTCTAATTATTCTTTTCATAATCAGTCCATTAAGCAATTTATTCAAAACTTCTATATTTATGAGATTGATTACATTGATATTGTTATTTTATACAATATATTTGAATAATATACAAACAGATTCTCTAAGACAAGTAAATGTTGAATCAAAGCCAGAAGATATTAAATCGCAACTAAATCTTAATATTATATGCAGTTATGTTTTTACTTTATTTTTAGGACTGCTTTCTATCTTTGTTATTAAGAGTTTTGTCTAATTTAGTAAAATCTATTTTAGTAAAATCTTTTTTAATTTCTACTATTTTTTCATAATACAACGTATCATTCTTAAAGTTATATCTATTAATTTCAATCAATTCACCAGTGACAGTTCTAAACAACATAATGATAATATAATATTTCTATATTATCTTTATATGGTATTCGTTAAAAGAGAATCATAATTTCTTCTTGAATATATATAAATGGTTAATTATGTTAATTTCAATGGTTCAGGTATTAGAAGCCCCCTAGGAAGTAGTGATACGTCTATTTATTCAAGAATTAAAACTGCAGGAAGCAACTTGAGTAATACAACATTGTTAATAATTATATCAGTTCTCGTTTTTTCTTTTATTGCCGGATTCTATATTTTTTATTATTATTTGCCATCATTGAAGTCTAGTTATAAACCCAATAGTGAACAAATACCTATAGGTTCAGTTCCTACAGGTAATGTAGCAGAATTGCTATTTTTTTATGCTGATTGGTGTCCACATTGTAAGACAGCTAAACCTGTTTGGGAAGAATTGAAATCGGAATACGAAAATAAAACGGTGAATGGTTACAAAGTTGTATTTACAGAAATTAATTGCACAACCGAAACTGCTGAGGTTGAACAAATGATGAATAAATACCATATTGAGGGGTTCCCAACAATAAAATTATTAAAGGATGGTCAGGTTGTAGAATATGATGCAAAGCCTACTAAGGCAACTCTAGAACAATTTTTGAATACTGTTTTATAAATTATTAGAAATATTTTGTTTAGAGAGAAAACCCTTCGCAGTTTGAATTCCACTATTTAACAAATCTGTTCTAACTTCTATACTACTTAATGCATTCTTTAAAGATTCAAATGACATTAATTCTGTATCGTTTATTACTTCATATTTTATAATTGGCTCTATATAATTCATTTTTAAACTAAATATAGTATTGAATAAAATACACATAATAAAATCTAACATATTTGAAGATGAATCAACACAATTAGTATTACTATTATTGTATTGATTTTTTATACCTAATATTTCTTCTACATTTTTACCAGAATCTACACAATACTTTAAAGGATAGTTGCATACCATACCTCCATCTATATAACATTTATCCTCAATACAAACAGGTGTTAATAATACAGGTATACCGCAAGTCATTTGAATCGCTGTTAAAAGTTCTAACTCTGGATGTGTTAAATAAGATATATCTATTAAGCTAAATTTATTTATTTCAAACGTAAAAAAATGCATTTCTATTTTTGAATAATCATAAAATTCCTTTAATGTGATTTGAAGAGATATATCCTTAGCATTTAATAATGGTTTGAAACATTTTTCAATTGTTTTTGTATCAAATATACCCTTTTTAGTATATGAGTCAAAAATGTCTTGAACTTTAATAGAGAAGACATCTTGCCACGGCCTTTTAATAATATAATCATTAATGGTTTCCCAATCAAAATTTAAGCAAATTAATGTACCTACTATAGCTCCTGCAGAAGTTCCATAAATACTTTCAATTTTATCTCTAAGTATGAATTTTTCTTGTTCTAAGTGTTGAATAGAACCTAATGATTGTACCATTGTTGGACCACCACCAGATATTACCAAATGTTTTATAGTCATTTATGTAAAATAATTACATTCATTTTAATAAGTTTTTTTCTTTAATCTTTTTAAATGGCAAATATTTTTACATTAGAAAACATAGAAGACTTTTCAGAAAAACTAAATATAGATGAGTTATATGAAAAAAAACGACAACAAGATCTTAATAAGTTAGCATTATTTAATAAAATTTTAAATCGTATTCATATTAGAATTAAAACAACCTCTAGGCAAAGAGTAAATGAAAATTTTTGTTGGTTTGTTGTTCCTGAAGTTATTATTGGTGTTCCAAAATATGATCAGGCTGCTTGCATAGCTTATCTAATAGATAAATTAAAAACAAACGGATTTAATGTAAGATATATACACCCAAATACATTATTTATTTCTTGGTTGCATTGGGTACCTTCTTATGTAAGAACTGAATTAAAAAATAAGACTGGTATTGTTATAAATGAATATGGACAAAAAATAATTGATACCGATGAAGATGATAATACTAGTAGACAAATTATGGATGTAAGGAACCCGAATGATTACATGATGAATTTGAAAAATCAAGACCAAAGTAAAAATGGTAAACAACAACAGAAGAAAGAATACACCCCTATTAGATCATATAAACCTTCAGGTAATTTGGTTTATGACGATGAATTGCTTAGTAAAATAGAGGATAAATTTATTTGAATAAAATAATATCTTATAGTATTTTATTTAAATGAAATATTTATTATGTAGACCAATGGGAGGATTAAATGACACTCTAAACCAAATATATTTATGTTATAATTATTGCAAAAAATATAATAGGTGTTTGTTAATTGATACATCATATAACAATTTTATGTTAGAATCGTTTGATAAATATTTTACATTTATAGATGAAAGTAATATAATATACAATAGTTATACAATTAAAACCCTTATCTTTAATAATGAATTTACAACATATCCTAATATATTAGAAAATAAATTATATGACTATGATAATAGATATGAATATATAAGAGGGTTTTGTTATAACTCTGTATCTTTGTCTGTAAACTTTAATGAAGAATATAGTGAAGATATAATATTGCATAATAATTGTGGTGGAGGGACTAATGGTGCTAATATGTTATCATTATTAATATTAAATGATTACGTAATAGATTCTATAAAAATACGTTATACAATGATAGATAAACCTTATACATCTATTCATATTAGAAACACTGATTATAAAACAGATTATATAGCTTTTTCTACACAAAATAATAATACGATATTAGAAGATAACATATTTTTAGCTACAGATAGCAAAGAAGCGCTAGTTTATTTTAAAAATCTAAAAACGAATGACAAATTATACACATTTATAAAAACATTAAATAATAATAATTACCCGATACATAGAGTAAATAATAATAATACTGGGAATGTATTTATTGATACTATATGTGATGTAATTCTCTTAGCATTGGCTGATAAATTTGTATTTCCACCAAAGAATTATGGTTTTACAAAGTTAGCAATTCAATTATTTAATAATAAAAATATACTCCATTCTTTTACAAAAAATAAATTTGTATATTTGAGTAAGTAAATATAAAGGGTTTAATAGATCTCTGTATTGGAATAAATAAGAAATACTAAATAATAAATAATAAAATATAAATATATTTTATGGGAATATATACTTTAAAAAAAATAATAAAAATTAAAAAATTAAAAAATAAAAGTATTAAAAATCGTGAAAAGAAATTTGATATTTTATCTGACAAACAAAAAGAATTAGTTTGTAAAAATTATTCAAATACATATAATACATTTGAGGATAAGATAGAAAAAACATTAAAAGAAAATAATATAGATACTTCATCTAAAAATTTTAATTTAGACAAAGAAATTTTGTCAGATTTAAAAAAAGCAGTTAGTCCATCAAATATATTACCAGAGAATGATTTTTATTCATATATTAATGATAGATGGTTACAAAAATTTCAGCTAGAAAAGAGTCAAAAATATATTGTTCAAGTAGATGATTTTAGACTTGTTCAAGATAAAGTGTATAATGAACTGTTAGATATAGTTAAACATTATATCTCTGACCCAAAAACAAAACATACTAAAAAAGCGAAATGCATAAAAAATTTTTATGAGTCGCATTTAATAACTAGCACGCAAGAACAATCTAAAATCTATTCAAATACTATATTAAATAAAATAGACGAATTGAGAAAAGATAATGCTAATTTATGGAAAATGTTAGGATTTACGAATTTAAATGAAATAGTTTCTTGGGGCAGTCCTTTTGTATGGTCATTAAACCCTGATGATAAAAATCCGAAAATCTACAGATGTTATATAGAACCAAATCAAGTTTCTTTAATTGATATAAATATTTATTTTGATGATGGCTCCGATTTACAATATAAAAAAATGTATAAAACTAGATATTTAAAGTATTTAAAAGAATTATTTAATAATGTTTTTGGTGAAAATAATGATTTTAATGTAGAAGATATTTTTAATTGCGAGGTTAAATTAGTAAATTCTTATAGTTGTAATAAAAAAGTAAAAGAATCTGAAAATGGATATAATTTAGTAACAACAACCGAAGCAAAAGAAATTTATAATTTTGATTGGTCATCATTTTCACAAGCATTAGGGTTTGATTATACACCAAATTTTTTCATTACATCTAATTTAAATTATTTATATTGTTGCACAAAATTACTTTTAAATGAATGGAATAATCCTGAGTGGAGAGCTTATTGGATTTATATTTTTATTAGACAAGAACAAAGGTACAATGTAAAGGGAAAAGATATATTTTATGATTTTCAAGGTAAATTCGTACGTGGTCAAGAAGCAAAAGTTATTATTCAAAAAACTCCTATTTATGGTTTAGGTTTTGCATTTAATACATTCTTAACAAATGAATACATAAATAAATATGAAAACCCTCAACTTATAAATTACGTTAAAACGATGGCTGAAGATTTGAAAACGGTATATATTAGAATAATAAAAAGAAATAAATGGATGCAGTCTAAAACAAAAGAAATGGCTTTAAAAAAACTGCATAATTTTAAATTAACGGTAGGATCACCTAAAATTTTAAGGGAAGATCCTTTACTAGATTATACAAATGATGATCCTTGGGGTAATTTATGCAAAATTGCCGAATGGAGACACAATAGAGCCATAAAATTGGAGGGTGAACCAATCATTGATATACCAGTTATAGATTGGACCACAATACCTCCAAAATTTGTAGGAACCCAAGCATATCTTGTAAATGCGGCATATACTCCATCAGAAAATGGCATTTATATTCCTTTAGGATATATACAAAAACCATTTGTAGATTTAGATGAAAGAGGTATTGAATATAATTTAGCCCATATTGGATTTACCATTGCTCACGAAATGTCGCACGCTTTAGATGATTGGGGGAGTCAATATGATATGACTGGAAAATTAAATGACTGGTGGAGTGAAAAAGATAAAAAACTGTATAAAAAGATACAAAATGATGTTATTAAGCAATATGAAGTTTTCGCTTCTTATGATGGAATATATTTTGATGCAGAACCTAGTATAGGGGAGGATTTAGCGGATATTTCTGGGTTATCTACTTGTACAGAATATTTAAGAGATTTTCAATTAAAAAACGATGATATATTGCCTATACAAACTTTATCATTTGAGGTATTTTTTGTGTATTTTGCATTTCAACAAAGACAAAAATTAAGCAAAAAAGCTTTAGAAGCACAATTAAAAATAAATCCTCATCCTCCAGACAAATATAGAACAAACGTCCCATTGTCAAGGTTGCCTGTATTTAGAACATTATTTAATGTTAAAAAAGGAGATAAAATGTGGTGGCATTCAACTAGTAGAGTTTGGTAATAATGAATTACTTTAGAAAAATAAAAATATATACTTTATTAAATTTTAGGCGTTTATAATTTTTTTTTGTAAGTTATATATATAAATGGCCAAATCTCATAATCGCCGTCATCGCTCTATGTCTCGTTCCAGAACTGTTGCTCGTGGTCGCGCTCGTGCCGCTAGCCGCGCTGCTAGCCGCGCTGTTTCTGCTGCTGCCAGCCGTGCCGCCTCTGCCAGTCGTGCCGCCTCTGCTGCTGCCAGCCGCGCCGCCTCTGCCTCACGCTCTGCTTCTGCCAGTCGTTCTGCCGCTGCTGGCCGTGCTGCCTCTGCTGCTGCTAGCCGTGCCGCTGCTGCCAGTCGTGCTGCCTCCGCTGCTGCCAGCCGTGCCGCTGCTGCCAGTCGCGCCCGTGCTTAAACAAGTAACTTATTATAGAAAAAATATTTTACTATAATTCTTTTACATACTTGAAACTGTAAATAATATTATATTAACAATATAATATTATTATATTATATGTCTACTAGACGTAGAAAAATAATAAAAAAAAAAGGAATACATTCGCGTAGTGCAAAAAATAAACATTGGAAGTCTGCTATAACAGTTGCAAGAAAAACATATAAGAATACACATTCTCTTTTAAAAAGCAGAACTGCGTTTAGACGACACGCCCTAATGAATGTTCGTAGTCTATTTGGTGTTATTAAACGGCAATAAAATATACATTATATAAAATCTATATAAAGTTATAAAAATAACTATTTATAACTTTATAACCATATTATGCAACCAATTGAGATTCTTTTATTATTATTGTTTGTAACAGCATTTTTACCTACTTTTCATATTGTATTATTAGTTATACAATTTTGGATAACAAACTTTTTTTGATTCAATAGTAAAATATTTATGCTGGCTTAACAATGACTATTGGATTACCGGTACTAGGATCTATTGAAATTATCATACCAATAGAGTTTATATATTGAGTAATTGTTAATGATGTTTCTAGTGTTATTAAACCATAAATAGTATAAGCAGTCACACTTATGTTATTGTTACTGAAAAATGGCCTATAGTTATTGACTGTTCCTGATGGAATCGGAACTATATAACATCCTATACAATTTCCGAATGATACGCCATTATTATAATATAATTGATATTTGTTTACTGGAACACGACCGCAAAAAGAAATTTGACTAACATTTTGATTAATTAATTCATTATTATAAAGTATCGTTCCTGAATAATTTATGGATGGATCAATACTAAACATATCAATGTTATTATAGCTACCTGTATTATAATTATCTCCTCCAACAAAAGAAGGGTTTGTAGATACTATAACAAAACGAACCGCATTTGAATATATATTTGTTAGATTTCCGCTATTATCTATACCACAAATATCTGCTTTTTGTAATGTTGTAGTTATAGATGAAGAATATGGAATATATTCAGCATAATCAGCTCCACTAGAATTAATTGTACCTGTAGCATTGATAGAACGACCCGTAGACGAAATACTACCCATTTTCATAGTTGCAGCAGCAGCATTTGGGGCATACGAATCAGATGCATAAATTAAAACATTATCAGCGGTTCCTGGCCTAGATAAATGAAAAACTAAACTACCAGTTGTTATACCATTTATATTACCTATGAATAAAGGACAATCCGGTGCTTCATTACCAATACCAACACGAATGCCATTACTTGTTGCAGGACCACTAAATTGTGCAATATTTGTGCCATTTGCTTGACCTGTTCCTGTATCATTTGTTGCTGTAAGTGTTAATATTGTATTTCCAGCAAGACCTGCATCATTTAGCATTCTAAAATAAAAAATAGAGTTTGGTCCCCCTCCACTATCACATACCAAATTCCAGTTTTTATTATTAGCATTTGCGTTAGTCCTTTGCATTATTTGTTCTACTGATGTTGTTTGAGATAATTGAAATAATCGTTGCGGAGTTGTTGTTCCAATACCTACATTTGTAGTATCTGTATAAATAACTGCAGCATTTGATGTTGTTGGGCCTGTTTTATATAAAAAATAGTTGTTACTTCCAGTTAATGTTAACCCTTGACCTGTAGGACCAATTGGTCCAGTTCTACCTGTAGGACCAATTGTTCCGGTAGAACCTGTAGAACCTTGTGTTCCAGTAGATCCAGTGAGCCCAATAATACCTGTAGGACCTGTAGGACCTGTACGACCTTGTGATCCAGTAGGACCGATGGTCCCTGTAGATCCAGTATTACCTGTAGTACCTTGTGGACCAGTAGGACCTATTATAGGAGATAAAGTGGTTGTTACCTGTGCGTTAGTTGTATCATTAAAATACATAGTAATAATTTTATTACCTGCGGTAGTTCCACCATAAACTTCTATATATATTCTATCACTTGACAAAATAGTTTCAGCTAAAACCGGACCTGAAACAAAATATAAAAATGGTAAATTATTTGTAATAATTGGGATTTGTGCAGTAGTAGAAATTAAAGTTTTTGTAGTATCTAAATGATATAAATATGCTTTAAAAAGTATATATGCTACATTTGCTCCTACATTAACATTTGCATAAATCTCATAATTCCAACATCCACCAGTTAGATTTGTTATGTTTGGATCTCCTGGAGGCGTAATAAAAGATTGAAATAGCAGAGGACTATTTACAGATGTAACTGTATTAGTTATAGTTGTTGAAATACCTCCGTTAGTACTAATAATACGATTTAAATCTTTATATGTTGTAGGATTTCCAGAAATATCATTATTAAAATAATATACTAATCCACTTGAAAAACCATTGGTTCCTGCAGGGCCTGTATTACCCGTAGGTCCAATGTATCCAGTATTACCAATAGGTCCGGTAAACCCAGTAGATCCTGTTTGACCAGTATTTCCGGGTGTACCAGTAGGACCAGTGTTACCAGTATTTCCGGTTGTACCCGTAGGACCAGTATTTCCAGTGGTACCCGTAGGACCAGTTGTACCCGTAGGACCAATGTATCCAGTATTACCAATAGGTCCTGTTTGACCAGTATTACCAATAGGTCCTGTTTGACCAGTATTACCAATAGGTCCTGTTTGACCAGTATTTCCGGTTGTACCAGTGTTACCACTAGGACCAGTAGTTCCGGTTGGACCACTTTTACCAGTAGGACCAGTAGTTCCGGTTGGACCACTTTTACCAGTAGACCCAGTTTTACCAATAGAACCAGTATTTCCGGTTTGACCAGTTGGACCATTACTACCAATCGGACCTACAGGCCCCTGAGGTCCTTGTGGACCTTGAGCACCCGTTCCTCCTTTATTAGGAGGAATATAACAATCACATACATCCGGCACAAAATCACAATCAACACCACAATCACATACATCTGGTCCTGAATAATCGCAACTTGGACAAGGAACATATGATCCACAATTTGATGAATAACTATTATATGGTTTACCATTTATGTATGTAACATTTAAGTTTGTAACAGTAATATTTTGACTATTAATATTATTAGCATTTATATTACTCATTTATATAGAAATAACACTATTTTTAAATTAGTAAAAATCAATTATAATAAAGTTTATAGTAACTTTATCATAATTTATGTACTGTGATTACTTCTTTTACGGCAATAAGATTTTCTTTTTCCAGAGAGGGTTCTTCTGCAACCATTTCTTAATCTACATTTTGTAAAACTTTTACCACGACAATGCGAAGTTTTTACACGAGAACGATAAATACGTTTTTTACTTCTGGAAGAACGAGACATACTACGAGTAACAGCCATTTTTATATTATATATATATATTCCTAAAATAGTTGGTTTATATATTTCCACATTTAACAATTAATATTTATTTATTTGTTGGTATTGTAGACTCTTTCGTTTGAGTAATTATTTTAGATGCCTCTGTTTTTAAACTATCTATTTGTTTTTGTGTTGTTTCTAAAATTTTGGATTCAACAATTGCTTCATATATTTTAACACCGTTTACATAATCTAGTTCACATCTTACATATAAATCTACAATTAATTTTCTCGTTTTTTCAATAGCGTTTTGAAGCATTTCTTCAGTTAATTTTGGATTAACTCTAATCTTTTTTTTATTCGTATATGGATCAATAACATAAGTAAACAAATCATTTATCACAGATAATAATTTTGATTGGTTATCTGACGCAGTTTGAACCATTTTTTTTATATTATCAGCATAAGCAATAAATAATTTATCGTTTTTGTTCATAGTATATTTATTTTTAAATATAGGATTTGTACCTTGACAACCTTGTTTCGTATTATAATCTCTTAATTTTATATCACTAAATTTTGTAATTTCTGCAGGCATTGTTTCATTTCCTGTAAAGGCAGTATAAAATGTTTTCAAATCTGACATAAATTGGCTCTTAGTAGTTTCTGACATACCATTAAACGCCCCAGTTGAATAATCATAATTGTCATCTAAATATAATCTCATTAGTTCTGTAATACCAGGTTCATTTGATAAGTTTTTAATTTGTCCAGCATTATCTAAATTTATATCACAAATTTTAGGATTAATACTAATATCTCCATTAGAAGCATCAACCGCCTGGGTTTTTTTTAGCGCTCTAATTCTATTGTCGCAAATATTTAATTTATATAACTGTCTAGTTACATTTTTTGGAATAGTATCTTTTTCTAATAATGTTTTTTTAACAGTATCTCCATTTTCATCCTTATATGTGTATACAGGATTAATAGTTGTTACAATAGCAGCAAAAATATGTGCAATTTTTACATAAAATTTTGCAATGCCTATACATACCCGTTTTTTTTTAATGCTTTTATTAGTATCGTTAGATACATCTAAACTATCTAATTGGTCTTTATTTAAAAAAATAACTTTGTCCTTATCTAATTGATTTATTTCTACTCCATTTTTGATTCTTTGAGCCATATAAGTGATTTCCATATCATTAAAATATCTTTTAATTATGTCGGATGTTAAAATCACTAGTTTGTCACAATAAGCCTGTTCAGAAAGTTTACTTAAGCTCTTAAAGTCCATGGTTAAAATATAATATGTAGCAATATAGTCAATAATATCATAAAAATTCCCGAAATCCTTTTTATTTTCTTCCCCTGATGGTTTATTTGAATTTGTTGAAATAGTATTTCCCATATAATATACAACCTTAAAAATTATTTATATAATAATAAAATTGAATTAAAAATATTTTATCTATATGAATGAATAATAGAATGAGCACTGATAATAAAAGTAAAAAAAGAAAGGACAGTATAATAAACAAAACCAATTTATGGAATATATTTGATTCTGAAGTAATAAATGAACAAAAACTTAATGTTCCATTAGAATGTATGTATGGCTCATCTGGAAGAGAAATGTGTGAAAGATGCGAAAGCATTTTAGCATTTTCAGATGAAGGATTTTTAACTTGTACAAACAATAAATGTGGAATTATTTATAAAGATTTAGTAGATCAAACTCCAGAATGGAGATATTATGGTGCTGATGATAATCAAAATAATGATCCTACACGATGTGGTATGCCTATAAATCCTTTATTAGAAGAATCATCTTATGGTTGTAAGGTTTTGTGTATAGGTCATATGTCTTATGAAATGAGAAAAATTCGCCGGTATAATGAATGGCAATCTATGCCTTATAAAGAAAAATCTCAATATGATGAGTTTCAAATTATTACCATTATGGCTCAGAATGCTGGTATGCCTAAAATGATTATTGATGACGCCATTAGATATCATAAGAAAATATCTGAATATGAACTAACTTTTAGAGGTGACAATAGAGATGGAATATTAGCAGCTTCTATATACATTTCGTGCAGAGTAAATAATTTTCCTAGAACTGCAAAAGAAATCGCAAACATATTTCATTTAGATATTACAAGTGCTACAAAAGGATGTAAAAATGCATTATCCATAATTAATAATATTGAGAAAGATATGGATAATAAAGAAAAAACCAATTTTGGAAGAACTAAACCAGAGGCATTTATTGAAAGATTTTGCAGTAAATTAAACATAAATAATGAATTAACAAAATTATGTCAATTCATTTCAATGAAAATAGAGAAAAACAATATTATGCCTGAAAATACACCTCATTCAATTGCAGCTGGTGTTGTATATTTTATTTCGCAAAATTGCGGATTAAATATTAATAAACGAGATGTTAAAAGTGTAAGTGAAATTAGTGAGGTTACAATTAACAAATGTTTTAAAAAGTTGGATAAGATAAAAACAGAATTAATACCTACAGTTATATTAAAAAAATATGCAATCGTTTAATTATCTCTATAGTTTTTAATCTTATCTTGTAATTCTTTAAGCTCTTCTTCAAATTTAATAATATCATTCTTCTCATAAATTTCTCCATTAAAACTATTTTCTAATTCAAGTAGTTTTTTTTGTAACGTTTGCAATTCATTTATTATTTCAGAATTCATTTTTTCTTTACTATGTAGTTTGTCAAAACCATTTCCATAAATACCACACAAATTCGGATTCATTCTACAATGCAATGCATAATTGTGTATTATCACTTCGGCTGATCCACAAGAAATTTTATTATTGAAGAGGTTACATAGTCCATATTCATCTTTATTATTTTTATTAGGAATAAACCATTTACAGTCTGCACACTTCGGCCTCATATTTATTTCAAATGAATTACCAATAGAAATATAGATATAATATAGGATTGTTATGAAAATGTAGGTATTGCGCATTTTACTACACTAATATGCTACCAATTGTTTAATATTGTTTATATATAATATAAATAAACTATATTATAAAATAGAATATGTAAATTAAAATATATATTATAGTAGTTATAAAAATAAAAATAAAACCTTAATTAACACTATATATGTCAGAAGAGGTAAAAATCCCAAAACGTGTTTTTATAGTTCCATATAGAAATCGTGTACAACATAAATTCTTTTTTAGCAAATATATGAGTTTTATTTTAGAAAATGATGATGATTATGAAATTTATTTTTCTCATCAGTGTGATTCTAGAACATTTAATAGGGGAGGTACTAGAAATATAGGGTTTTTAGCAATTAAAAATAAATACCCAAACCATTATAAAAATATAGATTTTGTTTTCAATGATGTTGATACAATACCGTTTAATAAGATTTTTGATTATAAAACTTCTGAAGGTATTGTAAAACATTATTACGGTTTTAAGTATACTCTTGGTGGAATAGTTGTAATAAAAGGATCTGATTTTGAAAAAATAAATGGATATCCAAATTTTTGGGGTTGGGGAATGGAAGACAATGCTTTACAAAAAAGAGCTCTTGCATTTCATTTAAAAATAGATAGGACAGTTTTTTATAATATAGGAAGTCCAGAAATATTGCAATTATTTGATGGTGTTTCTAGAATTATTAGTAAAAAAGACCCGTGGAGAGCAGAACACGATGATGGAGTTGATGGTTTACGCACTATTAAGAATTTGCAGTATAATATTGACGATAAGTCATTAAATCCAAATGATAATATATTTACAGTGCATAATAATAATATATTTTTTATAAATATAACAACTTTTACAACACTACATAAATTTGAAGGAGACAATTATTATAGCTACGATTTAAGAGAACCTAAAAGAAAAATAATTAATCCAGATAAATTAAAAGAAACAAAACAGACTGTTATAACAACAGATAATTGGTCAAAAATACCATATTATCCAACTATAAAAGAGAGGAGAGAACACGCAGCAAAATATTTAATATCAATTGGTAAGACAGTGCCTGGCGATCTTTTAAGACAAATAGAACAAGATAATATAAAAGAAATACAAGAAGATTCTTATAACAATTTTAATAATCAATATAACCAACAGATACAAACTCAAAAATATAGCCAACAAATACCACATAAATATTCGCGTGAATACGCAACATATTTAGGACAACGTCCTAAAGCACAAACTAGTGCAAGAGTCAAGTTAGGTGGTGCATATTGAATAATATTTAATGTCTAATGTGTAATACAATGTTAATATTTATTATTTTTTAAGCCAAACATATACAATTTCATTATAATCATTTTGTCTTTTGGATTTTTTATAAGGATAAATTTCGTTAGCTTCTCCAAATAAGTGTTTTAAAACATTATCGTATACTTCTTTACAAACATTTATAATATAATATCCGCCTTTTTGAAGTCCTTTATAAGTTTTTAAAAAAATAGGTTTATAAAATTGTTCGTCCATTTCTTTTTTTGAATCATATTCTATATTATTTTCATATTTTTGTATAAAATAATATGGCGGTGATGTAAATACCAAATCATAATATAAAGTAGTATAATCTATATTTAATGCATTTTCAAATATTATATCAAATTCTGTATGAGATTTATTCTTAAGATATGGTATTAATTTATCATAAGATTGTTTTAAACTATCATTTATTTCTATACCTATATATTTTGGAATATTAAGTGCAGCACACGCTACTGCTGCACCTCCCCATCCAGCACAAAAATCTAATATACTTGCAGGATTATATTTTGAGTAAATTTCCATATACACCAGAGGTCGTATTATATTTATTGCGCTAATACAAATATTATATACTTCTTTCATAACAATGTATTCATTTTTTGTTTTATTTTTATTTTTAACTGTATCGTAATAATTTAACATATTTTGAATAAAATTTTTTTTCTTAAATTCCTCTATATTTACAATAAATTCAAAAAAATTAATATTATATTTTCCCTTAGTTTTAAGACGATGTACAAATGTAAAATAATCTACAATATTATTTCCAATTCTAGATCTACACGACATAGTGTGTGCATTTTTTCCTATTGTAATTAATTTGTCCATTTCAATATCAACCAAATTAATAGAAATAGGCTTAATTTTCTTTGCAATAGCTTCTTTTTCTTCATTATTAAAATTTTCAGATATCATACATAATTAAATCATAATTATTTTCTCTATTTTACTATTCGGATAATTTTATTTTACTAATTTTTATAAGCCTTATTATAATTTAACATATAGTTTTTAAAGTTAGTTACTTTTTTTTCTATATCACTATAATCGTCTCTTTGAACAATTGTTAGAGGAATAATTAAATACCATCTATCTACTTTTTGAAGATTTAACCAATATTTATCTATCTTATAATTGTTATTTGTAGGTTCTTTTAATAATTTACCAATACCTTCTTTATAATTTTGTATAAGAGTATCGTAATATGTTTTTTTAACAATATATCCTGTTGTAGTTTGACAATTGTAAATTTTTATACACGTATCATTCACAGGTACATATGGTATCATATTATTTCCAGCAATTAAAACAACATCCCACCTATTATTAAAATCTAAAAAACGTTTCAATTGTGATAAAAATAGTTCTGGATCTAAAAATTCAATATCATCTTCACAAATCAATATGTAATCAAAATTGTTTTTTTTTGCAATTTCTAAACATTTTAAATGACTCATACTACAACCTAATGCTCCATTTGTTAATTTAATTGCGTTAAACCGTTCTGGGTTATCTATACCAATTTTGTGTAATTCTTTTTCAACATTTATACGTCTGTCTTTTCTCTCTTCTAAGTTAATATACATAACATTAATCAAATCAAACAACATAATATTTTATATAATTAAAAATATTTATATGGTAAATAGTTATATTTAAATTATATAAAAACCTCATTAATTAATTTAAATAATAATTATATATTAAATAAAATGAGTAAAATACCAAAAATAATTCATCAAATTTGGATAGGAGATAAACCAAGACCAAGTAAATTAATGGATACGTGGAGGGATAAAAACCCAGATTTTGAATATATTATTTGGAATGAAGAAGAACTAATTAAACGAAATATTAAATTAATATGTCAATCCAAAATAGATGATATAGAAGAAATTAATGGAAAAGCAGATATAATGAGATGGGAGTTATTAGAAAAATTTGGTGGTATTTTTATAGACGCAGATTCAATATGCATTGAGCCTATTGATGCAGAGTTATTAAGTAAAAAATGTTTTGCTGGATGGGAACAAGAGAATGTTAGACCAGGATTAGTGGCTACAGGAACAATGGGGTTTCCTAAGAACCATCCTTTAGTATCAGAGGCTGTTAAATGGATATTAAATAATGAAGTTAGTAAAGAGAAAACAAATATGTTGGCTTGGATATTAGTTGGTCCTGGTCTATTAACTAGAATGTATAATACTGGTCTGTATAAAGATTTACACATATTTCCTAGTTATACTTTTTTACCAATTCATTTAACTGGAATAGAATACACTGGACACGGAAAAATTTATGCATTTCAAGAGTGGGGGTCTACAAAAAAAAGTTATGATAATATGAATAATACTACTTTACCAAGTCAATTTATACGTCCTGTGAAAGAGAATGGTGTGAGTATATTAATACCTAGTTTTAATACCAAAAGTAAATATATACAAGAGTGCTTAGAGTCTATTAAATTACAAGAAGGATACTTTAATATAGAATTAATATGGATTAATGATGGTTCAGATGAATTACACACTAAATTACTTAAAAAACATCTAGAAAATTTTGAAAAAACTACACGATTCATAAATGTTGTATATTGTGAAAATACTAAAAATATGGGATTAGGATATACATTGAATAAAGGTGTAAACATTGCATCCTATGAATTAATAATTAGAATGGATAGCGATGATATTATGGTAAAAAATAGAATAATTACACAAGTTGAATTTATGAATCATAACAAAGATGTAATGATTTGTGGATCTCAAGTCATGATGTTTAAAGATAATATAAATAATATAACTAATACTACCAATCATAAATCTATTACATTGAATGATTATAAAAAACATCCATTACATTGGTTTGCGAATCATCCCAGTTTATGTTTTCGCAAAGAAGCCATAATTTCTGTAGGTAATTATAATATAAATATAAGTAAAAACATAGAGGATTTTGAATTATTATTAAGAATTTTAAAAAAATATGAGTATTTTCATAATTTAAGCGATAGTTTATTATATTATAGATTGCACGATAACCAACTTACACATAATGGGAGTAAAGAGGGACCTCAGTATTGGCATAAAATTAGGACACAATTAATACAAGAAATTATAGAATAATAAATAAAATGTTTAACATATTTATATATTTATAATAAATATATGAATAGTATTTCAGATATAAAAAATATTTTTTATATAAATTTAGACACTCGTCCTGATAGAAAAGCCCACGTTGAAAATGAATTAAATAAAGTAGGATTAAAGGGGCAACGTTTTAATGCAATAAAAATGCAAAATGGAGCGTTAGGATGCAGTATGAGTCATTTGGAAGTTTTAAAGAATGCTAAAGCAAACAGTTTAGATCACGTTTTAATTGTGGAAGACGATATTACATTTATAAATATAAGCTTATTTACTAGTCAATTAAATAATTTTCTTTTTAAAAATAAAGAATGGGATGTGCTTTTAATAGCTGGAAATAATAAGGGATATTATGAGAAAAAAGATGATACTTGTGTTAAAATAACAAAATGTATAACAACTACTGGATATTTAATAAAATAACATTATTTTGATGATTTAATAAAAAATATTGAAGAAGGTATATATAAATTAATAAATTATCCAAATAAGCATAATTTTTATACAATTGACCAATATTGGGATAAGTTACAATCAACAGGTATTTGGTATCTGTTAATACCTCTAACAGTGACTCAATGTTCTGGATATAGTGATATAGAGAGAAAAATGTCAAATTATTCAAATAGTATGCTTAATTTAAACAGCACTGTAGATAACGCAACCCTTAAAAACTTGTTCCATATAAGAAATAAGAAATAAGAAATAAGAAATAAGAAATAAGAAATAAGAAATACAACATTTGTTATTAAATTTTATTTTCTTCTAATAAACGTGGAAAATCTGATAATTCAATATCCGTAAAAAAATGGTTAGTTGATATATTTAAAATATATGTTTTAAAATTATTGTCTAAGTTAAATCCTATAGCATAATCTTCTAAATATTCTTTAATTATCAATTCTTTTTTATTAATTAAATGTGAAACTGCACTTTTAGAGAGAAAATAAAATCTACCACTACAGTATTTTGTTTGTAAGATAGGCAAATTTTCTGGTAATTCTGGATGAATTTTATGATATTGTGATAAATATGATTTCTCTACATCAACTATGTATCCTCCATAATGTGGTTGGGGTATCATATTAGAAATTAGGGTAGTAATAGTATCAAAAAACATAGGTTTTACTAATATTTGATCATCATCTGTTTTAAATAAATATTTAAAGTTAAAATTGTTGTAAATTGCGTCATATGCAGAAATAACCTTTTTTGGAAGTGAATTATAATCGTCTGCTACTTTAACCCATAATATTGAATTTTTATCATCTATTTTATATTCACAATCTAACAATTCATCTCCTATAACGTGATAATATCTCAAGTATGAAGGAATATTTCTTAACCATGTTTGTTTTTGAAACAATGCCTTTTTAAAATATTTTTTGCAATTCATAATAAGCAATATAAACTCTTGTTGAATCATATATTTACTATTCAATGAATTTTTAAATAATAAATGTATTTTATTATTTAAAACTTATAAAAGAAATGCATTTATTTCTTGATTAAATATTATTGTCAAATAATAAAATGTCATTTATAACATTAACCAATAAAGGGTATTTAGATTATACATTGAATTGTTTGGAATCATTAAAAAATATAAGTAGTCCATTAGTTATTAATTGTTATTGTTTAGGAAGAGAAGCATATGATACATTAACGGAAAAAGGTTATACTTGTACACTTATAGATGATGAAATAAATACTAATTTCCAAACATTTAGAGCAGGAAATTGGTCAAATATAACACATAATAAATTAAGTATAATACACGAAAATTTATTGAAATATGAATTTGTTTGTTTTACAGATGGAGACATAGTATATGAAAACAATGACTTTTATACTTATTTAAAAGAAAATATAGGCGATAGTGATATATTTATTCAAAATGAAGGAATGAGTGATTCAGAAGTTTGGAACCTTTGTAGTGGATTTATGTTTATAAGATCTACTCCTCAAACTATTTCATTATTTGATCCTGTACATACAGAAATTCACAAAAATACTGTTGGATGGGATGACCAAGTTTATATAAATAGCATAATTAAGCAATTAAATTATAAAGTTTTACCTGTAGATTTGTTTCCGAATGGCAGATATTATTATGCAAATAATGAGAATATTAAACCATATATTATACATTTTAATTGGACAATAGGACACATTAAAAAAGAATATATGAAAAAGTACAATAAATGGTTTATAACAGATTAACTTTTATAACTTATAATTTTTATTTTGTTATTACAATGAATAACAAAATAACAAAATAATATAATAAAATAATTACAATTAACCCCAGAAGTGGGATGATTGAAACAATCCTGTTTCAGTTCCTTGTGTAACTATAGTAGGTTCGGCCCAATATACTTTGCAATTGGTATCTCTTAATGCTCTATTTAACCACCAGTCACTTGGTTGGTTTATTTTGTAATTTAAGTTATTTAAATATTCACATATTTGTTTAGCTCCCTTTTTACTAACTATATAACTATCCGTACATCTTGTACCTCCATCACCCCCCCAATGTGTTGGATAAAGGCATTTTTCATAAATGTTTTTATTTGGAATTATTACGTTTGATTCAATATGCAAATTACATCCATTACCAATAAATAACATATCAAAATCTTCTGGTAATTGATTAATATAGTTATTTAATTTATCCATAAAATTATCAGCTAACAAAACATCATCTTCTAAAATTAAAGCACTATCATATTTTTCGGAAATTTCACTATATACCCAAAAATGTTTTAACATAAGAGATACCATTGATGTATTATAGTTTTCTTCAAACAATTTTTTATCATTTTCAGTTAGTTCTGATTTATCATATTTTTCTATAAATTCATAGTCTGTTATATTATGTATTTTAAATTGTTCTAAAATGTGTCTTTTTCTATCAGTTAACTTTGAGTAATGTAAAACAAATATTTTCATATTGTATTTTATTATTATATGATGTAAAAAATAATTTGTAGAAGTTACGCAAAAACTAAATACTTTGGAATTAAAAATTTACGTCAGTATCTGTATATTTTTCACCACGTGAATTTAAACCAATGTGACCACAATGATTAATCACTGATTTTTTGAGGGAACATATAGGCATTTGTCTATTAACCATTTCATAAATAACTCCCCAATCTAA